AAATGGTTCTTCAAATTTAGAAGAATTAAGAGATAGAACAAAACCAAACGTATTAAGGAGACTTAAAGAGGATATTTTAGATTTACCTGATAAGATTATCACACCAATTTATCTTAATCTAAAATCTAAAGAATATGAAAAAGAAATCGGGGAATATATTGAATGGGCTAATAATGACAATACTAAAAAAACTTTAGCGGTTAAATTATCAAAACTGATGATGGCTAGACAAATAATAGCAGAATCAAAATTAGACGCTACTTACGATATTATTGATAGTGCTATTGAGCAAGGTAAGAAAGTAATAGTATTTACCAATTTCACCTCAACATTAGAGACGATTGCTTGGAAATATAATAAGAGGTCTGTTACATTGAACGGTAAAATGTCTAAAGCTAATAGACAATTATCTGTTGACCGATTTCAAACAGACGATTCCGTTCAAGTATTTGTTGGTAACATTAAAGCTGCGGGTGTTGGTATAACATTAACCGCTGGTGAGGTGGTAGTGTTTAATGACTTATCATTCGTACCTTCCGACCATTCACAAGCAGAGGATAGGGCTTATAGGTACGGTCAAAAATCTAATGTTTCAGTTTTTTACCCTGTGTTTGAAAATTCTATTGAAATGATTATTTACGACATACTACAAAGAAAGAAAAATGTAATAGATACTGTTATGGGTGACAATGAAGGTGATATGGGTAATTCCGTAATGGAGGACCTTTTATCGGCCCTTCCCGAAGGTCAAAGACTATCTATCTTTTTACGACACAAACTAATGGATTTAAGAAAACGTATTACGGAAGAGATAACTGAAGTTAAATATAATCAGTTTATACAGTATTGCTCTTCTATTTTAACTAAAAGATATGAAAAATTTAGTGATGACCCAGAGGGAATAGAATCATCAATTAAAAAATATTCAAAACAGTTTGGGTTTACATGGACCGACGACGAACTTTTGACTAAGGCTTACGCTTCTTTTATGTTATCACCTACGTTAAATTTTAAGGATTCGGATTTCGTACTTAACCCGAAAAGAAGAGATTATGATGTCGTAGTGGATGTAACATGGAATGGATATGGTACAGACAATTATAGTGGTACGTTATCTGGTTATTCTGAAGAGGATATCAAACGATTAATCAATGAGGAGAGCGCATTTAATGAGTTAGAGTTGGACGATAGAACTTTTAGAGATTACGAGACTAATGATGTAGTAATCGAAGAAATTAGTTTACAGAACACGCCTAACGACCAACTAACGGAATCAAAAAAATCTAACGATGAGTTTTCTATGTATGAAGACTACTATAAAAATCTATCCCCCGATTCCTTTAGTATTAAAAGAAAAGGGGATGAAATCATAATTAAACTTAAGAAGTAACTATATAAGTCTTAAAACTTGTTTTAGTTACCATCTGATGTATCCCTTTCCACTCAATGATTTGAGATTTAGGAATCCAAAAATCAAACTCCCCTATTTCATTAACTCGAGTGTGTAGGTCATTCATAAAACGTTCAAGGTCGTTAGTGTTTTTAACGTACGGTACTTTAGTGTTCTTAGCACATGTCTTACCCATACCTGTTAATTTTGATAACTCATCAGTTAACTTTCTACCACAACAACGACATACTGACCCAACAACTGTAGATAATTTCCCTCTTAGGTGAACCGCTTTACGAGACACTCCGATTACGTGAGACACATCTATTTGAATCGGTAAAAAATCCAATTCTCTCTCCTCTTTTATTTGACGACCTGTTCTTTGACCTACCACGATAGTTTCTGTTTTAGGTAACGCTAATGGGTTAACCAAACGATTTTGAACTTTACGATTAACTACGTTCAATCCAGCATCTATTTGTTTCTCGGTTAACTTACCGTATTTCTCATATTTAGACTTTAAATCTAATACGAACTTATTGTCCCCTTTATACTCCATAATTTGTTCAATATTTTTACGAACTTCAATTGGAGCCATAGTCTTAACTTTTTCACGAATATTAGTAATAAGTCTCTCAGCTGCGGATAACTGTGCCGGTGTTAATTTACCGTATTTTGAATACCCTGACTTTAGGGAGTTAAGAAAAGAGTTGTTTCCGTTATATTCGCTGATGAAAGAGTAAACTGTGGACATATGGTTTATTTATTTATGGTTATTATTATTATACTACAAAGATAATAAAACTATCTGATACTACAAACTTATATCGTGATAAATAAAAATTAAAGTTATTCGAGTTTTAAGGTATTTATAAAAAAAGGTATTTATGAAAAAATTAAGTATGTTAATCACTGAAAGTATGGGCGGGAAGTCACCAATCAGTGTGGCACAAACACTTATGATGGAGTTTGGCAAGGGGTATAAAAGTGATTGGAGAGTTTTTTTAAACAAAGTCTTAGAACATGTCTATAAACCTCTTAATATGTGGTACGGGGAAAAAGACAACGAAGGTCGTTATAAGGTAGGAGTATGGACCAATGATGGTGTGTGGCACCCAATATTAAATAGGGTTAACACAAATTATATTGTTATGGGTAAGTTACTACAGGAATCAGGTATTAATCTAAATCAGCCGACCGACTTAATATACGCCTCTTTTATACAATACTTTAGAAAGAATTATCGTTCTATAGTCTCTGAAGATGGGGAATTATACCTATCTATCGTTTACCCAACCATTGGTAAAACATCGGCTAGAGGTGAAAAAACTGAAGAAGAAAGTATTAAACTACTAAAAGATTGTCCTTTATTTAACGGTTTAACTATCGAAAAATTAGGAGGTTCTGGTGTTGGAGCTGATATGATTGACGGTGTTGACGCCATAACATATAAAAACACACCCGAAGAAATAACACATACAATACAAATCAAACCTTTCACATTTATTAAAGAATCGAACTATGGTCACTTTATTAACGGTGTGGGACAAGCTAAAGAATATAAAACTAACTTCATAGTATTCGTTAAGGGGTCTTCTTATATAGTAGCCGACTCTAAAAAGTGTAAACCACTTAAAGGTTCATTTTTTGTTTCAAAAGGGGGTATTCTTTTTCAAAAAGGGGTGTCACAACTTAACGAAGATTTTAGTATTATGATGAACTTACTTAAGTTTAAATAAAACAAAGATATTTATAATAAAAACATATAATGGTAATAAATTCAAAAAACAAAGGTAAGTTATATAAGCAAACAATGCATTTATTAGGAGCTCCAATTCGTTCAATAGAGTTGGATGACGAACAAATGGATTCTTTACTAGAGTTATCTTTAGGTGAATATGAACAATATATACAAGATTGGTTAATCGAATCTCAATGGACTTCTTTACATGGTTTAAATGTTGACGAGCAATCGTTATCAAGAGCATTTACCACAAGAAGTATGGATTTCGAAACTCAATACACATATGCCTACTCTAAAATTGTAGGGTTACAGACTGGTGGTGATTGGGTATTAGAGAAAGATTTTATACAACTAATTGAAGGTCAACAAATGTACCACATACCAAAAGGTCGTGAATTAAACGAACTACTTTGGTTTAACCGAGCAGAGCTTAACGAATCACTAATCGACCCATTTATGGGTGGAATGGGTGGTATGGGTGGCGGAGGCTTAGGTGGTGGAGGTGGATTCGCACAGATGGGTGTGATGGGTTCATACCACATGATGCCAGCCTTTGACATTCTTTTAAGAATGCAAGACCGTAACTTAAAAAATAGAATTATCGGTGGGGATTTAACCTATCGTGTAACCGCAGCACCTGATGGTGGTAAATATATACACCTAATGAACGTACCTGGTGGTCGTTTCGATTTTGGGTCAAAAACATTAAATCAATCAAAAGTTTGGTATTGGTATTATAATACTGATGACAGACAAGCATGTATGAAAGATAATCCTGATGTTATCAAATTACCATCTGACGTGGAGACTGAAGATATGGTATGGGAATCATTAAACAAACCAGGTCAAAACTGGGTTAGAAAATATTTCATAGCAACATGTAAAGAAGCTTTAGGTCGTGTAAGAGGTAAATTTGGGGGTAACCTAAAAGTACCTGATTCAGAACTAAGTTTAGAATATGATTCGTTACTAACAGAAGGTAAAGACGAGAAAATGAAACTAATCGAAGAGTTGCAAGCAAGATTAGAAAGAATACGTCCAGATAAGATGTTAGAAAGAAGAGCAAATGAGGCCGAAAACCTTAATAAGACACTTTCTTATAGACCATTTACAGGTCCATTTACTGCTATATAATACAAAGTATCATCGAATAAAAAAACCCATCATTACGATGGGTTTTCTTTTTTAGTTAAATTTAAACGATTGTTGTTTCGTTGGTGGTTTCTGAAATGGCCTTGGTTGTGGTAAAACTCTATTAGGTATTGAAATTTTTCTCTCTACCTCTACAAAGTCTTTAAGTAATTTTTGATTACGAACGATAACTTTTTCGTCTACTAAGTCCATAGTACCATCTACGTACATATAATAAGGGTCGATATTAACATCCTTCCAAAATTTAAGTTCACTGTCAGATATAGTTAAAACTTCTTCTAATGTGTCTTGGTCACCATCTTTACGTGGAAAACCTCTTACTAACTCCGTCTGTCCCCTTGTAAAGTATTGTCTATCATTAGGGTCATCAATAAGTACATCGTCCCTTATATCAGTGTTAAAAACAACCAGTAGGGGTTCAATACGTTTATTAAACGCCGCTAAATAACGAGGGATGTTATATTCACCTAATTTATCAGGGTATTTGGAAATGTCGTCTTCAGGTATGAAGTAACAATTCAGTTTTACTACGTCTTTAACTTTTTGAACGTCACCATGAGATTTACGTGCTCCGTTATTCACATAATAGATAGTATCACCTAAACCAGCTTTAATATCGTGTTTTAAAATCAATTCCATATGGGCTTGTCTAGACATAAGGGAACCTGATTTAGTTCTTTTTTGAATGTGTAATTTATAGTCAGATGTGGATTGTTTAACACGTGACTTATTGGCTATCTTAGATAGTGGTATTTGTCGGTTATAGATTACACTAACATATTCGTAGTAATACTCTAAAAATTCATGACCCTTACCATCTAATAACAATGCTAACCCTTTATCTAAGAAGTCGGCAATATATGTAGACATTTTCTTAGACTTAATAGTATTACCTGTTAATTTAACTTTACCCGTGTCCGTTAATAACGCGTAATTCTTACGGGCTAAATTAATAGTTGCGGGCCATTGTCCATCAGTATCTAACCCCATTTCATCCCTCATGAAAATATCATTATACTCAGCAACATCCGCTTCTGAACCATGATAAGTCTTACCTTCAACAACTAAACCGTTTAATCCTTTACCCACGTAAGTATGACTATCTCTACCTTCCGGCACTGAGAAGTTAACCCCATCCGTATCCATTACTAATGGTTTATATTCTCTCTCCATAAACCACATAATCATTTGTCTAAGATATTGTCTACCTGTACACGTAATCTGCTCACCCATATCCATATCACCCCACGGAAAAACGTGTGGTGCAGATAATGAACCGAAGAATGCGTTAATAAAAATCTTAATAGGTAATTGTTTACGATTATACTGTGAAGATAGTTTAGGGTCTTCAACGTAAAAATCGGCAGCTAATTTCTTATATTTAATACGTGTATCTCTAAAGTATTTTAACATCATTTTCATTGCTCCTGTCACATCACACTTTGGAAATATGTCGTGAACCAATTGAATTGATGGATACAGTGAAGAGTAATCAAGTTTTAATACATCAGTTGAATATCCAACGGCTAATAATCGAGAAAGTCCTCCTGTAAACGGTCTTTTCTCACCTCTCGATGGAATCGCTAAACCATTTTTATATGACCATGCTTGCATAATCATTTTCCATAGTGTTGCAGTACCCATGGTCGATAACCTCTCATACGTTGTTGGTACTAACTTTGATAGAAGAAAGTTGGCTTGATTAAACTCTTCATCGACAACCATAGTCTCATAAAGGTCATCATCCAAATACATTTCAATAATATTCTTACCTGTCTTAATCTCAAATTGATTAGGAAATCTCTGTAATATATTATCAGTACCAGGGTCACCAATCTTTTTGTAACCACCCGACTTAGGATTGTAATAAAATTGTTCATTATCAAAATAAGTTCGACCAATCTTATCACCAGGGACGTAAACACGATTCTCTTTTTCGGCCCCAATAAACTGAGTAATATACTTAAGACTCCAACTCTTAATGTCCGAGTTAATTGCCTGTGTCCTACGAACCGCATGTGCAATATCAATAATGTTATAACCCCACATCATTGTTTGTGTGAAATCTTCCATTTCATTCGCTAACTTAAGCATCGAATCTTTTTGTCTTAATGGTTTTTCAGGGTGTAACGTTTTAGCGATTTTCTTAATATCTAAACCTAAGATTTCAGCCCTACGTAATATGAATGGAAAATCAAAAAACGCTGAGTTATACCCACCAATTAACGTAGGTTTAATTTTATGTAATTCTTCGAAAAATTGTATAATAATGTTAGCCTCTTCTTCTTCGTTCTCAGCCGATAAAGATTTGTGATAACCTCTATTATCTTTCATTCCGATTAGGAATATTTTACTAGTTTCAGGGGATAGACCTGTCGTCTCAATATCAAATACGAACCTATGTAACTCATCATATTCTTCAAATCCTTTGAATAGTCTTTTCTCTTTCTGTACTAAATACATTTCGACTGGTGGTAATATCGTAATACAATCTGAATTGTCACGACTCCACGGGTCTAAACCACCCTTTCTAAAGAAGTTAACTAACGATGAATAAGATTTTGTTGATTTTACGATGTACCTAAGACCTGATTCCATTCTCGGGTCACCCATAGTATTAAGAGTTTCAATCATAATACCATTATGAGTCATCGCTTCTTTTTGTTGGGCTTTGGAACCATTGTAGAAGTTCTTACCTCTAAGGTCTCCAACCCAAGCAAATGGAGTAAAGGTTTCTGACTTAATTTGTTTTCCTTTTTCAGGGTCTTGAATAACTTTGTATACCTTATCGGTTCTGTAGTCATACTCTAATGCGACGATGTATTTTTCGTCATCTGCTCCTAATAGGAAAGATTCTATTTGTTCTGTAGTTACCATTTTAATTTGTTTTTCGTCTGAGACATTATCACTTACACAATGGTAAGGTTACTCTTTAACATTCAGAACAAAGATACGAATAAATGGTGAATTATCAAATAATAGAAACGATTAATTCTTCTTTTATGGGTAAAATAACTTCCGAGGAGATGGTGTAGGTGTCATTTAAGAATTCCACTTTAAATTCACCTTTATATTCCCCAACTTTTGAAGTGTTTGATTTAGTGAACGGATAAAGTATCGTATAATCACCACCTTCAAAAATTAAGTGACATTTACCGTTTAGTACTTTATACGCGCCTTTATCATCTACCATATTAAAAGTAATGATTGAGTTCTCAATTCTATCCCCAAACGGCTCTTTAAAGAATTTTTCGTCGTTATATAATGTAACCGCTAATATTGGTTCCTGTGAGTGTTGTTTTATAAAGTGTTCCATAATATTATAGTGTTGTTGTGTTATTTTTATCTTCAGGACATTCATCTAAAACCCTAATTGGGAACGATGGTCCACATCCAACCTCAAAACAACCAACGATATCATAACAGTCTTTTAACTGTTCGTAGTTATGTCTTATTTCTTCTAATGATAATGGGTTTGAATGAAACCTACCTCTTGGTTGTTTACCTTCGAATGTACCTTTCATATTATAATCTTCACTAATAAAGAAATTATCCGAAAATCCCCATCCCTGAACAAACTCATGTACCGGTAAACTAGCTCTTCGAGTAACAATATCCTCAAAACCGTAAACGACACCATAAAGTAATCCGTTAACGTAAATTTTTAATGTACCAATTCTTTCCGATTCTGACTCAATAAATTTAGTACCCAATTCAGTACACATATTATTAATGATACTTGAGTCTCTTTCAAATTTGACGGTAACTAAGAAGTTACTACTATCATCACTACAAATTGGCTTATTAAATGAATGTTCGTATAATGTTGAACCAGTGACTAAATTACCTGTGGTTACTGTTACACTACTATCCCCACCACAATCTGTTGTTGAATATGTCTTTTCTTCTTCGTCACAACCGTAACACTCTTCGGTGTATCTAGCTGAACGAACAATAATACTTTTGTTCTTATCAAAACCAAAGGCAATATTGTTGTGTAAATAATCTTTTTCGTAATTTCTAGATGTGTCCACCAATTCTTCATCTACTAATTCTTTTTCGAATCCAACACCTAAATAATAAAAGACACTAAAATCCGTCATATCTTTATTATCGAAATTCATAACCGTTTCAAAGGACCATCCACATGACATTATGTTTTGGAACACCTGTTTTCCGGGTTGTTTAAAGTGATATCTATAAAATAGACCGTTATCGAATCCATCTTTACCTACGAAGTTTGACATCATAGATAATGGGATGGTTGTGTCATTAATGTAAAGGATTTCCCTATCGTTTGGGTTTACATCTATCGCTAATTTATCATCAAAAAGACGATTACTATACAATAAATTCATATTTGTTATATTTTTTACTTGTGGCGTAACATCGTAAAAATACCCCTTATTAAGGTTTATTCCTAGTTCAGAACCTGAATTTTGATATTTATTTGTTATACTCATGATATTAATAAATATCTTTAAACTTGTTTGATATTTATAAATAAAGAATTTTATCTATGGACCAAAGATTAAAACATATAGTATTAGAGAAATTTGAGTCAAAAAAACAACAAAAACTCTTCTTTGCAAAGTGTAATGACGATTCACTTACAAAAAAAGAAAAGAAGAAATGGTGTGATATGGCTCATGAATTTTCTAAA